TAAAGTATGGATAAGAGACGAAAAAGAAATTATTCGAAAATATGCTAATAAATTCATTGAAATACTTCAAGTTGAAGAGAATGAATTAAGAGAAAAAATGCTAAAGCTTTATAGTGAAGGTCGTAAAGACGAAGGAAAAGACGCTGAAAAAATTTATGACGCTTGTTGCAAAAATACAGCAAGAGTTGCAAATATGGCGGGTAAAAATGCAATGCTTAATGAGTTTGCTTCGCTTTATGATATTCCGGTAACAAGCGACGAGTTTAACAAAGACGATTTATTGCTTAATACTGATTCGGGAATCGTTGATTTAAGAACAGGTAAAATACTTCCATTTGATAGAAATAAATTGATTTCTAAGAGCACACATTGTAAAGTTAGCTTTGAAAAATCCCAAATCTGGGAAGATTTCTTGTATTCTATTTTAGATGACGGAACACCCGAGAATACGAAAGCAATGATTGATTCAATGCAAACTTGTTTGGGTTATTCTTTAAGTGGTTCAATTCGTGAACAAGTATTTTTCTTACTTTTTGGTGGCGGTTCAAATGGTAAATCAACTTTGGTTGAACAAATTAATCATACAATAGGCGATTATGGAGAAAGCATTCAATCTCAAGTTTTAATGCAAACAAAGAATGGAAACAATTCAAATGCATTCTCTTTTGCTAAACTTCAAACAACAAGATTTTTAATGACAGGAGAAACGGACGAAGGGAATCGACTTGCTGAGGCGCAATTAAAAGCCTTAGTAGGTGGAGATACCATATCAGCGCAATTTAAGTTTGGTAATGAATTTAGCTTTAAACCTAAGTTTAAACTATGGATGTCAACTAACTATCCGCCAAATATCAGAGGAACTGATCATGGTATGTGGAGACGTATAATAATGTTTGAGTTTAAGAAGTGTTTTACCGAAGCTGAAAAAGACAAAGATATGCCAGATAAATTAAAAGCTGACACTGATAAAATTTTAGGTTGGTGTATTCAAGGTTATCTTAAATATCAAAAAGCAAATCAATTACTTATCACAACAAGCCAAAGACTGTCATTAACAAAATATAAAACAAGTTTAGATAATATTATGCAATTTATTTCAAAAGAATGTACTATTCAAGAAAATTCATCAATTTTATGTAAAGAATTATATGCTCAATATAAAATATGGGCTTCTAATAATACCGATTTTGTCCATAAGGAATCTAAATTTGCAACCGAATTACAAAACAAAGGAATAATTGTGGAAAGAACTATTGACGGAAAAAATTATTATAAAGGCATTCGTCTAAACGGAACATTCACAGTTAGACATAAGGACAAAGATTAATGGGTATTAAACAAAATCAAGTAGGTCATAAAACCGAGACTAAAATAGCACAATTTTTTAGTAAATATAGTTATTGGGCGTTTGTTATTCCTAAGGGAATTAACGGACAGCCCTTTGACATTATCGCAAGACGCAAAAATATTACGTTTTTTGTGGACGCTAAACATTTAGATTCGGATTTTTTCCCTTTTGATAGAATAGAGCCAAACCAAATTAGCTCAATGAAATATGCCGAAAAAATAGCCGAAATTAAAGACAATATGGGTTTTATTATAAATAAGGACGAAGAGTTTTATTTTCTTCCTTATAATATATACAACGAATTAAAAGAACAAGGTCATAGAGGTATAAATGTGAAAAATTTAGAACCACTAAATGAATATTTAGAAAGGGTAGAAAATGGAAGCAATAATATCAAATAATATTAAAATCAAGGAACCTACAACTGAAATAATTGACTGGGTTAAAAATAATTTAATTGTTGATAATCCTTTATATAAACAATTAAAAGTTATGGGCAAAGAAGATACAATTAGATTTAGACACATTCCAGAGAAAATGAATTTATTTTCAATGCGTGGTACAACTATTACGCTTCCTTTTGGAACACTTTATGCTATATGGCCTTTAATTAGAAATAATGTTTCAATTAATTTTAATAACAATGAATCAATTAGCATTATAAATGATTCTCCTATGCTTGAGCCCTACGATTATCAAGAAAAAGCAATTGAAGCTATGATTAAAGCAAAAGGTGGTGTTTTAGTTTCAAGTTGTGGTTCGGGTAAAACTTTTATGGGTATTGAAATTACAAGACGAATTGGCAAAAAAACTTTATGGCTTTGCCATACTGGCGATTTGCTTCGTCAAGCAAAACAAGATTTCGAATTACAATATCCTAACATTAAAATTGGATTAACAACAGAGGGCGAGCTTAATATAGGCGACGACGTTACGATTTCCACAATTCAAACATTAATTAATATTGATCCCGAACTTTATAAAAACGAGTTTGACGTAGTAATTTGTGATGAATGTGCTCATGTCACTTCATCTCCTACACAAATGAAAATGTTTGGAACAATTCTTTCAAACATTCCGGCTCGTTATAAATTCGGGTTAACCGCTACACCTTATCGTAGCGACGGAATGGTTAAATCAATGTATGCTTATATTGGTTGTAACCCTCAGGGAGAGTTTGCTCCTACATATAAAATTAATCCCGAAGAAACAAAAAAGATTAATGCAATTCATCAACGCTTTGAAATTAATTCGGGCTATGACGAGTTAAAAATGTATGAATTATATGATTCATCGGGTATGATAAATTATAACACTTTAATTAATGAATTAAGCAATAATGACGAAAGAAACGATAAGATTTGTGCTAATATAATTAAACTTCAAAAAGAGGGCCGAAAACAAGTCGTTTTATGCTCGAGGGTTAATCAATGTGAGGAACTGGTTAAAAAACTCCAAAATGAGCGAATTTTGGCCGAATTATGCGTAGGTAAAGTATCTAATAAAAAACGTAATGAGATTTTAAATGGATTAAATTGGGATGTTTTGGTCGCAACTTATGCGCTTTTAAAGGAAGGAATTTCTATCAAAGAACTTGATACACTTCACATGGTTACGCCTATTAAAGATCCGGCAACAGTTGTTCAATGTGCGGGAAGAATCGAAAGATACCTCCCTAATAAAAAAACACCGATTATTTTTGATTATGTTGATATAGATATTCCTTATTGTGAAAAAGCATATAATTATCGTAGAAGAGCATTAAAAAAGAGATTTTAATATGAGTTTAGAAAAATATGTTTTAACAGATGATAATGTTATACATTTAACAAAGAAAATTATTCCTCGATTAATTATTATGGATAGTAAAATGGGCTTTTGGAAAAACAAAAATAATAAGATTTATTTTGCTACAATTATTAAGACAGGGAACAATTATAAACAAATGAGGTAGTATGAATAAAATATATAAATTAAAAGATGGCATAGATATTAAGGATTGCCTTATATTAGAAGAGTATGGTTTTGATATTGAACCAATTTCAGAATTAATTACAATCGCTGTACCACAACCTTTTGACGGGTCAGCCGTTGATTTTTTACTCACAAAAATCTATGCTAATCCACAGTGGAAAAAAGAGTTTTACGATAAGAATCGTAAAATGTTTAAACAAGAATATGATTTAAAATTTGATAAAGCAGGGCATATTGTCATCACTGACAAGTTCAAAGAAATATTGACTACTTGGTTTTTAATTATTGAACTTGATAATGGTTGGGTTGGCTTTACTCATTGTGATAAACGTAATCAAATGGTTTATTATGGCAAAAAAGTTCTTGACGATTATTGCCCTCGAGAAATCTTTCATCTATTAGATTTAGGCCTAATTGAAGAGGCGGAGGTTGAAGAAGAATAATGAGAGAAGATATTTTTGTGGAACGCAACGGACAAAAGCAAATTTCATTAAAAAAAGTAATTGGGGAAGGATATACTCAAGCATGGTTTACAAACTGCAAAGCTCGATATAGACTTTTCTGCGGTGCACGTTCAACAAAAAAATCTTATAATATTATAGGTTGCGAACCTATTTTTAAAATTTTATCTGATTCAAGACGAAATGTTGTTATTGTACGTCAAAACGATACCGATAACAGACAATCAACTTTTGAAAATATTTACGGACGTATAATTGATTTAGGATTAGAAAATGCTTTTAAAACAAGTAAAAACCCTTTAACAATTGAATATATTCCTACGGGACAACAAATTATTTTTAGGGGTTTAAATAATCCTACGTCTTTGAACTCAATTACTTTTGCTCATGGCTATTGGACTGATTGTTATATAGAAGAAGCTTATGACGTTAAATCATACGATGACTTCCGTAAACTTGACGGTTCAATTCGTGGTCAACTACCTGACGACTTGTTTTTCCAAATTACTTTATGCTTTAACGCTTGGGACGGAGAAACTTGGCTTTATGAAGAGTTCTTTAAAAATCGTTTAGAAGATGATTTTGAGTATTTAGATAGAGACGACGTGACTTATATGGATTATTACGATCCAGAGTTTATCGGGCCTTATGGCAAAGGTTTATATCTTCACAAATCAACTTATAAGATTAACGAGTTTAGAGATAAGGATAGTTGGGATTCGGCTGCATTGCACATGAAATATAAGAGTCCTGAAATATATAAAGTTGAATTTTTAGGAATGTTTGGCTCATCAACTGGTGCAACTTATCCTGAATGGGATAGCAATTTAGTATGGCCGATGAACCGCATTATTAACCGAGACGATAGGGCAATGCCAGTTATGGAATTTGCTGAATATGCAATCGGAGTCGATGCCGGTTTATCAGACGGTACGGGTAAAAAGATAACAGTTAATAAAGACGAAAATGTTGAAAAGAAAGTTCGAGCTGCTTCAACTATGACGCTTTGCGCTATTACAAAAGATTTGAGCAAGCTTGTTATATTGGAAGAATACTTCCACAGCAATGACGCTTCTCAAAACGCAACGAATACAGATAACAGAGATAATTTAGGCTTGCCAGCTCAAGCTGATGCAATGATTAATTATTTAATTAAATGGATAAATTATTATAATGACAGCGGTACTTCAATTTTAAAAGGATTGATTAATGTATATGTCGATTCGGCTGATATTGGTTTTAGACAAGTATTAGAAATGAAAGCAAAAGAATACGGATTATACAATGTTCGTTTCATGGCTTCTACAAAAATCAGTATAGCGTCTCGTGTTGACTTTGACCGCTTACTCATGAGTTATAATGATTTAATTGTTAGCGAACGTTGTCCTAACTTAATTAGAGAATATAAGGCAGCGCGTCATGGCAAAAAGGGCGAAATTAGAGCAGACGGCAACGACCACGTTCTTACTGCAAAAGAATATGGATCAACGCCTTTGCTTCCTTCTTTAAGACGTTGGAAGACTTTTAAACAACATTAAAAAAATGAGCAAAAATTATCAAAATACTTGACAAATGGTTTATAGTATGTTAGAATGTATGTATGAAGAACGAAAGTTCTTTTACATACATTTTTTTATAGGAGATTTTTTATGAATGAAAGATTAGGAAAAATAGTAAAAGACTCGGGACACGAATTTATTAGTGACGGAATAGCGCATATTATTACTGATAAAGTTCATGAGCAAATTATTGTTGATCCCGAGTTTGATGAACCACTTAGTTTAAAAGACTGTCATTGGAGAGCACTTGAAATAATCGGTAACGATTATAACGGAATTATTACTGTTGTGTTTGAATTTCATCTAAATGGTGTCATTTTTACTTGGGGTAATTACGATAGAGAAAATTGGTACGTAACGGGTACAACAATAGGATTTTGCTAGCCCGTTTTACAGCGCTCGAATGAATAAATACCCACGTTTTTAAATTTCGAACGCTCACACAAGGCTTATGGAAAGGATTAAAAATGAAATATAAAGTAAAGCTACACAATAATTATATATTATATGAAAGTAAGAACGATTTAATGAAAGATCTAATACCATATATTAAACACAAACCAATTTATTATGGCATGCCCCGAATCGAACGCAATGTTATTAATTTCGCTAATAAGAATAAAATTAATTTGATTCATTTTAGCAAGTGCTATACAGCTCAATTCATCGTCGAAATGGCTGGAGGAGAATTATTATAAAAACAACAACAGGAGACAAACAAAAATGACTTTAACGCAACTTATAAAATTATTGAAAACTGAGGGAGTCAATAGTAAACAAAAAATATTGGCTTTGCTTCAAAACGATACAGAATTAAAAGAATTAAAAGATAGTATAGAACTAAAATTCGAGTTCGAAAAAAATAAATACGAGGAGGATAAAAATGCATTTATTTATAATAGTAGGTAAACCCGATTTAACAACATACGAAAAAGAAATTGAAATTATAAATAACAATGTTAATGAAAGCTTATTGGAAGCAAGAAAACATATCCCTGTGGACGATTTAATTATTGACTTTAGGGTTGAAAAAGACAACGAAGAAGAAGAGGATTAATTTATGACTATTAAAGAGCTAAGAAAACAAAAGAACCTAACACTAAAACAATTCGGAGAAAGCATTAATATGTCTATCTCAGCTATTTGTAAATATGAACGAGGCGCTTATAAAAAGCAAGATAAAATTATTGATAAAATTTTTGAGGTTTATGGCGTTCGAGTTGATAAGTCTTATAATGCGGCAATGCAACTACAAATACAAAATGATAATTTAAAAAAAGAAAACCAAGAATTAAAAAAGCAAATTAAATTAATGAAATTAACAAAACACTCAATTGAAAGAATAAGAAGATTTTTAGATAAAATCGAGGAGGAAATAAAATGAGATTATGGCATAGCTCTTTACTTCCTTATTTACCAAAACAGCAATTAGTTGCTCAGTGGAGAGAACTTAACAGTATTTATAAGAATCAGCCTAAACATATTTTAATTAATTATATTTATCATTATAATAAAAAAGAATTATATATTTATTCTGCTATGGTTATTCAAGAAATGCTAAAAAGAGGTTATCATATTAATAACTTTCAAAATTATCAAGAATATTTTAAAGGCATTGATTTTAAAGTTTTGGAAGATTATACACCTTTTAAAATAGCTCACA